GAACATATAAAGTCGAAGCGAATGAAATTGAGTTCGTATCTCATGGTGATATGCGCTTTAAGTCTGGTGGAAAGCATATTCAAGAAGTTGGTGGCGATCAGCGTGTGCAGGTAAACGGTAAGACATCACATCGTTCTTCTGGTGATCGTGAAGAAATCACTGGCGGCAATAAGACTGATAGCGTCAATGGCGATCTTAAGCAAACGATTGGTGGTGAGAATACTCAAATCGTATCTGGCGATAATGCTACGCTCACGGGTGGTGAGCATCAAGTCGTAGCTGCTGGAGGAATGGGACTTGGAGCCGGCGGCGATATGGGTATTGCGTCAGGATCCAGCACGACTGTTAAAGCAAACGGCGGAACAATGACTCTTGAATCGTCTGGAACAAATACGATTAAGGGCAGCACAATTCAGATGAATCCATAATGGCAGCAATTCATAGACAAGACGACTCACGAACATGCGGAGCGACAACGATAGTGACGGGACAGTCCACGGTATATGCTGGCGGGAAATTGATATCAGTAGATGGCGATGGGAATACAGATGGTGGTGGAGCTCTGTCAACCTCTCATGGTTCGATTACTATTAACGGCAAAGGAATTATTGTGGTTGGTGATAGTGCAGCACCAGATGGTTTATGTCCAATCCCAGGAGGTCCGCACTGTGCGCCAAACGCATCAAGCGGCTTAGGTTCAGTAACGGTAGGATAAAATGGATCAGTTACAGATTGACACTAGATTAAGAATGATGTATCCAAACGTCATTCCTGGAGAAAAGTTCACTTTCTGCGGAAAGCAATACACATACAAAGGTATGGATATGCTTTACGATCAGATGGATATGATGTCACGCGGCGAGTTCGCTGATATCTATGACGTAGCCAACGCTTCGCTTATGATGAACGATCCACTTGGTTACAGAATTCCTGCATATCAAATGGATCCAAGTCTTACCGCTGCATTCACAGGAGACGTTGATTCATTTCTAGCGGGTGCGGCTGGCGCAATGCTTTATAGTCAGCTTGCTAATATCAGCGATCCATTCTGCGGTAAGAAATATACATCAGACGCACAAATTAAATCAGCAATCAAAACTGCAATGACACTTGGTGCTGCAAGCGCACTAGGGAATCTAGCAAGTGGCTTTATGCCACCAGGACTTGATGCTCCTGTTCAAGCAATTAAAGGTGCGATCAGTGGTGTGACTGGTCAGCTTCCATTCAAAGCAGCTGGCGCAGCAGATATCGTAAATCAAATTGCTACTGTTAAAACACTATTGAACACAGCTGTTAAGGGACCAACATCGCTTATATTCAAAGCAGTTGGTGCTAACTTCGGAATGCCATCCCTCAGTGGACTTGCTGGTGCAGCTGGAGGAGCTCTTAATCTACAATCTGAAGTTGCATCACTTGCTAAAATGGCAAGCAATCCAGCTGCATTTGCTGCTAAAGCTGCTATGATGCAGTCTCAATTCCCTCTCGTGAACATGAATAAATTAGCTAGTAAGATGCTTTCTGGAGCTATTGCGGGAGCGCTCGGAGGTAAGGGATTCAATATCGCGTCGATGGTGCCTAACATGAATCTTGCTGGAGGGCTCATGAAAATGCTGCCGCTTCCTGGTAAGACGCCTGTTATTGATGCGATGAATCCGTTTAAGACTGCGAAACCACCGAAGCCAAAGAAACCAGTTGAGATGAAAAATCTGTTTGCTGAGGGTGCTGCCGGTGCTGCTATGGCTACACTAAAGCAACCACTATCGCAGTTTATGGGAATGAAAGCGACTATCGCACCACAGACTAATATGATGGCAGATACAGCTGCTAAGACTTCATACGGTAATAAGCTCGTTGGAAATGCCAATACAGTAAACTGGGGTTCTGGTGGATACGGACGCAATACTCGTTATGAGAACCTAGAAAAGAAACGTATGGAGCTGTCTGCCAAAGTCGAAAAGCATACTGCGGAACTGTTAGCGTCTGTTGACTATAGCAAACTCACGAAATACAGCTATCAGGATCTGATTAAGAAGCATCCACGCATTAAGCCAACATCTACTGTAGTGGAAGCGTTAACGATTATTGAGGAAGATGAAGCGATAGAAGCTGCTAAGGCGAATACGAGTATTACTACTACCGCCTGAATACATTTCATATTATAATGGTTTGTAACGAAGTTGTCAAGACTTTTTTCTGAATAAATAAGCCAAAGGAAAGGTAAAATGGAAAAGAGACAACTTCCAGCTTCACTCAAGAAAGTAGCCAATAAGGATTTCGATCTATCCTTTAGACGTCATCCTTCTACGGGCAAACTGCTCATGAAGAAGGACGACGAAGCTGTTAAGCAGAGTCTTAAGAATCTAGTTCTAACTAATCGCTATGAACGTCCATTCCGCCCAGAGTTTGGCGGCGATGTTCGTAAGCGTCTGTTCGATAACTTCGATTCCATTTACTATAAAGACTACGAAGCTCAAATCGCTACAACAATTAACAACTATGATTCTCGTGTAGTTCTTGATCCATATTCTATTACGGTGGATGAAAATCCAGATTCGAATCAGCTGAACGTAACTGTCAGTTTCCGTAATGCGATTACACTCAACGAAGTTACACTAGACGTCAATCTTAACAGGGTTCGCTAATGGCCGTTAACACAGATCTTGTCGTAGCTGGATTAGACTTCGACGTAATTCGCACCAATCTGCGAAACTATATCGCATCAAAGCCTGAGTTTTCGGACTATGACTTTGCGGACTCTGCTATGGGTACGCTGCTTGATCTTTTGGCATACAATACCTATTACAACGCATTCTATGCTAACATGACGCTGAACGAGAGCTTCATCGACACAGCACAGCGCTATGATAGTGTCGTGTCTCATGCTAAAGCACTTGGATATACGCCAATCAGCGCAAGAAGCGCATCTGCTAATGTTCAGCTGATCTTTACTTCTAGCACATCAAACTCAACGTTCCGTGCCATTACTGTTCCTAAGAACACACGATTTGCAACGATTGTTAACGGCACTTCATATCAGTTCGTGACGCCTCAAACATATACGATCACAGCAAATAGCTCTGGTGGCTTTGCCGACTACATTCGTATCGTTGAAGGTTTGCCACTAACTCACAGATTCTTATTTGATCGTACATCAAATACGTCATTCGTTCTGCCCAATCAGAGTATAGATACATCAAGCATTACTGTTGCTGTGACGCAAGGCGGCAATACGCAAACATACACATTAGCTGACGACATCAATCAAATTGATGATACTTCACAGGTGTTCTTTGTAGAAGCAGATCGCGATCAGAAATACAAAGTTGCTTTTGGTGATGGTGTTATTGGTAATCAGCCAGCAACTGGTTCAGTTGTTGGTATTTCGTATCGTGTATGTAATGGAACAAAGCCAAACGGTGCTAACACATTCACGCTGACAAACACAACTATCGACGGACAAAGTGGTGTAAACATTATTCCTATCGGACGTGCATCTGGTGGTGCTGAAATCGAAGGAATCGAATCTGTTCGTTTTAATGCTCCTCGCGCATACGAAACACAAAACCGTAGCGTGACGACACAAGACTATAAGAACATTCTGCTGCGTGATAATCCAGATATCGCCGCTATCAGCGTATGGGGCGGCGAAGAAAACGATCCACCTATCTATGGCAAAGTATTCGTTTGCGCAAAGCCAAAAACTGGCATCTCGTTCTCACTGAATCGTAAGAATGAAATCAAGGCAAACGTTCTTAAGTATAATGTTCAGTCTGTTGACGTAGAAATCGCTGATCCAACGTATCTTTATATCGTACCACTTATCAACGTAAGATACGACACAAAACTCACGACACTAACTCCAGGCGAACTTGCATCAGCGGTAGCCAATCGAGTTATTTCGTTTGAGAGTGAGTATCTGTCACGTTTTGATCGTAGTTTCCGTTTCTCACGATTCCTCGACTATATTGACAAGACAAATGATGCTATCGTAGCTTCTTCGGCTGATATTCGTTTGAAGAAAACATTCTCGCCATCAATTACCAACGTTGGATCATACACGCTCAACTTCAACAATGGTATTCAAAGACTTGGTGTTAAAGAACTTATCAGCGGCGTTTCTCGCCATCCTGGTTATGGTTGCTTAACATCGTCAACATTTACATACGCTAACAAAACATCCTATTTCGATGATAACGGATTTGGTGTCGTTAGAATTTACTATCCAGATTTGGCTGGACGTCTTGGTCGTGTCTATACGAACTATTCTACTGGAACAGTAGACTATGATAATGGTATCGTTCAGATCAACAATTTTCTTCCTTCAGAAGTTGTTGGTGATCAACTATCCGTTGTTGTAGCACCGTTGTCGCCTAACATTAAGCCTATTAGAAATCAGATTCTTCTGATGTCACAGAGCGTTGTTAACATAATCGACGATGCAACAGGAAAAACCGTAGCGACTGCTTCTAGTATCGACACGATCGGACAGACTGCTACGATCCTTACCCCTTCAATCAAGCTGACTAATTACTAATGGCAATTGCAGGATCAGACCAAATCTTTAAGAAACTCTCTTCGCAGGTTGAATCGCAGTTTCCTGGATTCATTCGCGAAGAAGGTCCGCAATTTGTCGCTTTTCTAAAAGCCTATTTCGAATACATGGAACAAGACGGTAACGCCGTCAACGTCATTCGCAGTATTCGCGACAACCAAGATATCGACAGAACTGTAGACTCGTTTGTGGAATATTTCCGCAAGGAGTTTATGATTGATATCCCATCTAATGTGCTGGCTGATAAGCGTTTGCTCGCCAAGCATATTCGTGAGTTCTATCGTTCTCGTGGTTCGCAAGAGTCATATAGATTCCTGTTCCGCGCATTGTATGGACAAGAAGTTGATTTCTACTATCCTGGAGACGATATCCTTCGTGCATCTGATGGTAGATGGCTACAAGAAATTCGTCTTCGCGTAGGCTCACCTTCAAACATTTCACCAAACACGCTCGAAGGTAAACGTATTCGTGGCGTCACATCTGGCGCAACTGCATTCGTTGAAGATATCGTTTCAACAGAAGCTCTTGGTCTTGTCGTTTATGACATGACAGTTCGTAATACTTCTGGCTCGTTCGTTGACGGTGAACGAGTTGTTAACATTGATAACACAAATCAATATGTTACAGTTAACTCGCAAGTTGGTTCTATCATCGACGTTGACATCACACGAGATGGCGGCGCTTATCACAATCTGGGTGATTCAATTGAAATCAGTGGCGCTGGTTCAACTGAAATCGCTACTGCAGTCATTTCTGAAGTTACCAATAAGAGCGCCGTAACATTAAAGATCGTTAAATCTGGTAGTGGCTACACTAAAGAAGGTGCTCGTCTTATCGTATCTGGTGGTAACGGAAAAGACTTTGAAGCCAAAATTGAATCATTCAGACAAGAAACTATCTTGGGTGGTCTTTCAATCAACACAGATTTGATTGGTGCAGTAAAAAACGTAAGACTTGATACTCCTTCGTTTTTCCTCAGAAGAGGCGCAAACACAGCTACGGTAACAAAGAAACTGACGGGAACTGTATCTGTTTCTTCAGTATCTAATACTGTTACAGGAACAGGAACAAACTTCGTTTCACAGTTGAAAGTTGGCGATGTTGTTCGTATCTATGGTGTAGCCAACACGGCTCGCGTTCATTCGATCACTAACGCGACATCATTCGTTTCTGCATTCACACCATTCCAAACTCTGTCTGGTGCGAACGCCTATATCAAGCTCGCAGGCGCGAACGTATATTCAACACTGACTAATGCACTTACATTCAGTAACACAGAATTCTATTCAATCAATGCGATCACATTGATTAATCCTGGCTATGGTTATTCTTCATCGCTTCCTACGATTAGAGTTGTTGACGATTTCGTAAGCAGTCTAAATCTTAGCGATGGAATGGGTAATGTGTATGGTAACAACGCTATCGTTCTTGCCAACAATGCGCCTGGAACCATTAAGAAACTTAAAGTGCTTACTCCTGGCGCTAACTTCAACAAATATGATGACGCCACTCTGTTCAATAAGACTCAATCTAATGCTGTGATTATCGAAACAACAAGCAGCGCATTTGCGAACGGAACTGCTAGCTCTAGATATATCAATAGAAAACGCACGTATCAGGGATACGGCAAAGCGAAAACGTCTGGATTCATTTCGCTTCCAGGTCGCTACATTGATACCAAGGGTTTCTTAAGCTGGAACAATCGACTTCAGGACAACGATTACTATCAAGAGTTTTCTTATGTAATTCGTGTTGATAAAGCTCTCAGTAAATATCGTGATATCATTAAAGCTGTGCTGCATCCTGCTGGCACTAAGATGTTTGGTGATTATGTTATCACGTCTAGTGCGAACGTAGTTATTACTGCTATCGACGAAGCACCAAGCGTTGCACGCGGTATTGCTCGCGAATCTATTGCATCTGCAGTAGCACAAGACGCCACAGCCGAGTATAATTATGGTATTGATGTAACAGAATCTGTTTCTTCAATTACAGAACAGAATGCAGCATTCCTTGCTAATACAGCTGCAACAGAATCTGTAATTTCTACAACAACACAAACTTCAACGTTCCTTGCTAATACTGCAATCACCGAAACGGTTACATCTACAGCAGTAGAAACTGGAACATTCTTGGCTAATACTTTTGCTTCTGAAACTGTTACATCAGTTGCGGTTCAAGATATTACATACGTTGCCAATACGTCAAGAAGTGAATCTACCACTTCTGCTACAACTCAAAATGCTACGTTTACTGCTAACACTTCTGTTACGGAAACTGTTACGACAGCTGTTGTTCATCAGGGTCAGCGTTTTGCTGTTATGTCTGGCGTATATGGAAAAGTTCTATACGCAAACTCACAGATCCAAGCACTTGCTACTTCACTTATTCAACCATACGCAGCTATCACAGTTGCAGCGTTCGACGGAACACCTCGTCTCGTTGTTGGTACAAAAGGATCTTATGCGTTTGCAAATGGAGCAATCAAAGCCAATACAGGAACAATCAGCGTTGGTGGTATTGGATCCAATCTATATATCGTACCAGTTGGTGGATCGAATACGACAATTTTCAACGTCAACACGATCTTCTCAAACTCGGCGTTCACGATTCGTCAGAACTATATTCCAACGCAAGCAAACGTCGCGATTTACTACAGCACAGGTCCATAAACAGTATAAATACGGATAGGAAATACTATGGCAGAAGCTATCAAATCAACAACTCACGCCGACGCAACAGTCGTTAGAGGAGCAAGTAATATGGAAGAGGTTAATGTAACAGGTAAGTATGTCGCACAATGTTTCGACGTACATGGAAACCTGAAATGGGAAGAAGAATTCAGTAATCTTGTTACAACTCAAGGCAAGAACGATTTGCTTAACAAATATCTTGCTGGTTCTTCATATACCGCAACTTGGTATCTAGGTCTTATCAGCTCGACAGGTTATACCGCTGTTGCAGCTGGCGATACTGCCAACTCACATACAGGTTGGACTGAGTTCTCAGGCTACTCACAGTCAACTCGTGTTGCTCCAGTATTCAATGCAGCTTCTGGTGGTTCAAAAGCTACTACTTCAGCAGCAGTTTACTCAGTAACTTCAGCAAACACGATTAAGGGTACGTTCCTGATTTCTAACTCTACAAAGGGTGGATACTCAGGCATCCTTTACTCAGCTGGTCTGTTCACTGGTGGTGATAAGACAATTGGTAACGGCGACGTTGTTAACGTAACATATACTGCCTCTGCATAATGGCTGGAATTGTACCTCGTCGATTTAGAGTTCTGCAAGCTCAACAGTTCCTTGAAGGACTGAGCGAAGCAGCACCTACAAATTATTATTTCTTCATTGGCAAACCTCAACCGTATGCCAATGCTATCCCCATTACTGGAACAGTGAAAACGACGACAACATCAAATACGATTGTTGGACAAGGTACATATTTCACAACAGAACTTGCGGTTGGTGATCGTATTGGTATCACCAATCAAAGCACAGTAGTTCGTGTTCATTCTATTCCTACTGCTCAAACGATTGTTGTTACGCCACGCCCGTCTGGATCCAATACGACTGGAGCAAATGCTTACATTCGTAAGACGTTCTCAGAATCACAGCCACCAGCAGTAACACCAAATTACTATACAATCAACTACGATGTTGCTGACGATATTACTTCTC